AGACCTTCTCCTACCACATAGCCGATGACCATAGCACCTGCCATGATGAGAGAAGCGACCTGCTCTGCCGTACCCTTGTCTCCATTGAGGAAGATGATGAGCATGGATACAAAGCCTGCGATAGAAAGCCAAAGCTTTCTTGATGTGAGCTTCCTCTTCCAATCGATGTCTTTCATTTTGATTCTCTCCTTTCTTCGATAGTGATTCCATCTATTCTCTTATGAGCTGACTTTACCGCCTGTTCAACTACGATGAGCCGCTCATTGAAGTCATTCAGTTTCTCGATCTTGTCAGACATGTTCTTGATCTGGTCTCCCATATTCTTCATGCGCTCTTCCATCACAGCCGATGATGCCTTGTTCGCACTTATGGTAGCGAATATGGTGGGAATCGCCACAAGCAATCCGCTTATCGTAGCCGTGATGATTGAGGCTATTGCATTACTGTCCATCTTCCTTCTCCTTCTCTTGTCTTTTCAATTCCTATTTTGTCGAATTTACTTTAGTGTAAAGCAAATATAAAACTTCAAAAAAGCAAATTCCAATGTTTTATATATGCCGTCACCATTGTGATATAGAACAGTTGGCAATATATAAAAATCTCTTGTATATGTTCCAATTGACATTTTTCACCTCGTTCCTATTTTGCCGAATTAGCGTTTTTTGGATATTTTAATCATCATAACCAAAACCACAATTTGACATATCAAAGTAATAACAGAACTAATTAAAGTTATTATTTGCGGTATCATAATTCACCTCATAAAATTACTTGTTTTCTTTAGTGTAAACCGCTTTTGTTAGGCTTAACACGTAAAAAATAAGCATTTTTTATGTTTTGCCAAATTCACTGTCCTTTCTTATCTATAATAGACTATGATTTTTGCCGTTGAAATATAGCTTGTATTATTGTATCTCCATAATTCTAAGCCTATCTTGTTATTCGATCCACAATGCCAAATAGCAATATGGTGGTCTGTTCCGCCCTCTTTGTCCGCTCCGCCTTGAATAAACTTTGTCGGGTTAGCACCTAAATGAGCTTTGATTATATGAGCGCAAAAACCATAGTTAGCATTACCGCCAAACATTCCATATACTTGTGCTTCGTTCCAATCAGAAGGCATAGCAACTTCGTTTGTCCCTGTTGCCTCCCCTGCTAAAGTCCAAGTAAGCGCACTTTTTTCTGCTTTTCCATCAATTGCATCTTTTGTGCTTGTGTTGCTCCCTGCTGTGAATGGAAGGTCTGAAGATGATTTCCAACTAAATATCTTGCTTGCTATATTTGCAAGTGTAGAAAGTCCTTGTCCTGCTACTTGTACTATCAAAAGTTTATCCGATGATGTTGCATTTACATCCTGAAAATCTTGTAATCTTGCCATAACTTATTTCTCCTTTTCATCCATTATAGCATTAAGCCTATCTTCTAATGCCTGTATTCGTTTCTCCTGTTCTTTTATGACCGCCTGTAAATAAGGGATCATTCCGATATAATCAAGGGTAGCAGGAAAATCTTTTGTTTCTTCTGTAACGAGATTAGGCAATACTTTCGCTACATCTTCCGCAATGAAGCCTCGCTTGTCCGTGCCTTGCGCCTTGCTCTTGTAGTCGAATGATACAGCCTGCAATTCGAGTATCTTTTCAGCATCCTCAATAGGCTTGATGTTTTCCTTTACTTTGCGAGAAGAGGTCTGTTGTACTTGTACACAAACGATAGTTCCTGTTGTGCCGTTTGCGTATATCGATTGAGCACTTCCATCAGAGTTATACAAGCCTAAATATCCACCGCCACCGCTTGCTACTGTTAGCCAAGCTCGCAATCCTTCCGAAGCATTATTTATGCGGATAGTTCCATTTTGTCCGTCTGCATTTATTCTCTGTTTTGCAGAATTGTTATAAAGCCTTAATTGACCGCCATCGCCATCAGCCGCAGACACTACCGCTACAAGTTTTCCGCTCTGCGTATATTCGCCAAACGATGTACCACCAACCGAGTTATAGGCTAAATAGCCTCTTGATGTTCCGGCACTATCTATAAGATTGAATGATTCTTTTGCTTTGAAATTTTTAGATGTAACCAATCCTGTTTTGGTTACTTGCAGATTTGTAGCATCGATGGAAACAGTATCTGATTGAAACTTTATCTCACCGCTATTGATAGTAATTGATGATGATCTATTGCTCATATCTGTTGCCATCTTGCCATTCATCTGTGTATTAACTAACGATGTATCAGCCTTAAGAGTTATCTCCTGTGCATTTTGCTCAATGGCTGTACCCTGCTGTGTAACAGTATTCTCCAGCGAATTGAATGTAGTCTGCGATACCTTGCTTGAGATTTCATTAGACAATACTTGGAATTGCGAGCTGATAGCATTAGGCTTATAGATAGCACTATCGCCTATGATCTTAATGTTATTGCTACCGATGATCTGAATGATATTGCCATTGTAGTCCGTGATAGGTGTATAAGAGTAATCTTCCAGATTCTCTTCTTTTACTACGGCAATTACAACACATCGTATCGTAGCTCCATAATCAGCCGCATCTCTTGATACTGTAATGGTAGAGGTATCTTCTGCTATAAGAGTTATGCCGCCCTCTTTTACCATATACCAAGCAAAAACAGAATCATAAGAGGATGTAACATCAGATACACCCTTCATCAGCCTTGCTGTGTAGGTTACATTGGCAAGTGTGCCATCATCGTCATTTTCGATGGTAAGCCAAAAGCCATCTGTGCCGTTTGCACCCTGTATTCTACCTACATTCTGCCAAGAATTAGTTTGAGTATTCCATACAACAAGATCTGTGCCTACCATGTATGCCTGTCCTGCTGATCCTGTCGGATGATCGGCAATAAGATCTGCCATTGTATTATAATTGCCAAGAATGTTTAATCCGGCACCATCTGCACCATCTGCTCCGTTTGCACCTCTTGCACTAACAGAATAGCTTGTATTTGTCTGCCCATTGGCATAAGTATAGATTGTCCTTGCCCAGAGGTAAGGCTGTTGCTCTGTTGGTGTGGTAGGATCAGTTAATGGAAATGTATCAGGTATTACTGTACCTGAATTTGATAAGGCATATCTTGTTTCAACAGATGTTTGAACAAGGCTATTCAATGTGCTTCCTACATCCTGCCCTGCCAATGTAATAGAAGGAGCTGTAATTGTGCCATTATCCAAATCAATCTGAAGCAGATTGTTTGTGGATGATATCAAGCCTGTTCTTACTCTATTACCGCTCATTGTTCCTGCCGTAATATAATCGGCTACGATTTCTCCATTGGCTGTGATCGCCAATCCGAATTCTCCATCATAACCTGTGCTTGAATATCCTAATCCGTTCTTATTCCATCGCCATATTTTTTGGCAGGATTCTATATCATCTGTATCCATGATGAGAATCTCATCAGGCTCTCCATCGCCATTGGAATCATGCAGGATTACATAGCCTCCGAGATTACCTGTGATGAGCTTTGTAGCTCTATCTACCGCTTCTGCCATGTATGATTTACTTGGCTTCTCTTCGATGGCTTTGGAAGCCTGCACCATTGAATCTGCAAGATTGGTTTTAGGATCACCAAATTCGGTTTCTACATACTTCTCACGGATGCAATCATATACTGTTCTAATGCACTTTACTTGCGATCTACTGATGCCAAGAGCCTCATAATAGATGGTTACTGTATCGCACAAATCCACCCTTCCTGAAAGCTCTTCGCTCTGAACAAAATCAAGCTTGATGTTATTGCTTGGTGTGGTAAGATTATTGCTGTTTATGTAAGCCTGTGCTTTTGCTGTGAGCTGTGCCTGCGTAGGAACTTCTTCATAATCTCCCGAAAGATCAAGGATCAATGTTTTCTCTGCATCAAGGCTCAATCCTGTTGATAACTTGCTACCGATTACCATTGTATCTTCATTCTTGTAGAAGCAAACCACATGAGTATAAACTGTATCGCCTATCTCCTGCGATAATTCAAGAAGATTCTTTCCATATCTGATAGTTACATTCCTATCCTCTCCGGCATTGAGAAGGAATTGAATAACAAAATTATCATATTTGATCTCTGCTGTGCCGAATACATCAAGAAATGAGCCTGTTTTGCCTCCAAACCAAGAGCGAACAGAAGAAGGCTCTGTTATCTCAAAATTACCGCTCGTTGTTTTGTCGGTTACTATCGTATATCCATCTGTTGCGTTCTGTAATAGCAAGCAGGCAGAGGATGCAGAATTGGCTGATCCGCTTGAAATCTCATATCCCGAAAGATCATAGGAGATATGCTTGGCATAGCATGAAAATACACCATTCATTACCTTCCCGATTCTATCGATTCTGAAGAGCTGTGGATTATCTGTAGGATTAGGCTTTGCCTTGATGATTCTTCTTAATGCCAGATCTTCTGCATGAATACCCGACATCGGATATTCCATTGTAAGCTGATAAGCTCCATTTCTTTCCTGCTCTACTCGACATGAGATGGCATCGGACAAAACACCAATGCCGTTATGCTGTGGCACATTGCCTGCTGTTATCGATTCATATAAGATCGGAAACATATAGCCTCCTTATAATTCCCACCATTTAGGAGTAATTTCACAAGCTGTGATTCCTCCTGTGAATGAAACAAGATTAGCTCCTGCCTTAAGCACAGGAAATTCTCCTGTCATTAGATTATTCCTATTCTCTGTAGGTAGCCTATACACATCCATTCTATCACAATCAATATATAGATAATCCAAGATATCTGTGAATGCCATCGTTGTATCTCCGATGATAAGATTTCCACTTCCGCTTCCTGTAATCTTAATCAGAGGCTTTGCATCATAACTCGTAGGATTATTGATTGCTCCGCCTGATGCTACTGTAACAGCCGTACTTCCAGAATTGAGGAATCGCTCCGCCCTGCATTTGAAGGTAACATCAAACTTGGCAAGCCTTGTATATCTGTTTTCGGCATTCAATCCACCTTGATAATAGGCAAGCCTGTAATGATCCTCATCATAATCATCCACCAATGTCTGCCATCCGTTTTTATACAAAACCGATGCCACATTCATCAATGCTTCTTCTGTGCAATCCTCCGAGCCATCGCCAACAAAAAGAGTATATGTTTGGTCATAGGTTTCCCATGCATCCTCCATCTCTACAACCTCTCTATTTGAGCCTGCTATCTGTGTTACTGTCATTTTCCTTACAGGCTTAACGATCTTTGGAGCTGATGCCACATAAGCAGGCACAACCACACCACCAAATGTAATCTGCCTTGTATCAAGTAATGCCATGTTATTCCTCCTTATGCGAATACCTTGCTTTTATCATCTACAAGATTCTGCAATTCTCTTGAAACTTCCTTTGCCAAAAGCCTTACATCCTGTCCTTCTGCTCCATATACATTGATAGTAATAGGCTTCGATTCTACTCCTACAGCCTCTCTCATCATGCTCATGAGAGTATTAGTGCCAATGACCATCTCCGAGCCTGCCTCGCCGCCGCCGAGAAGCTTACCACCCTGCGCACCAAATATTGTTGCGCCGTTGAGCATATAAGCCTGATCCATAGCCTTCTTGTACCAAGATACTGATACAGAAGGATATGTGGGAGGGGTAGCAAGCAGGTCAAGTGAACCCTTGATGGAGAAGTGCGGAAGCTTGATGTCCGGCAAACTCCATTCAAAATCGAACAGACCTTTTATGTAGTTTATCGCATTCTCTACTGTGGTCTTTACTCCGTTAAAGATATTGGAGAATGTGGTCTTGATCGCATTCAGTACAGACGATACAACAGATTTCGCATTGTTAAGACCATTAGTGAAGAAACCGACAATGGAATTCCACATCGATGATGCCAGATTGGTAAGATTGCTCTTCAGATTAGTAAACCAAGAGACGAAATTTGCGAAGGCATTCGTTAATGCGTTTCCGACATTCGCCAATGCCGATGTGATTTCATCGTAATTCATACCGAGCAGACCGCCGATGATAGCGAAAACTTCAGCTCCGAGTAATCCAAGCAGGTCTACCACCGCAGAAAGAAGCTCGGGGAATATGGCGATTACTGTTGTGATTACATTTGCGTATACCTCGGGGATTATTGCCACCAAATCAGGGGTAGCCAAAAGGATACCCTGCGCAAGAGCCAAGATGAGCTGAAGAGCCACAGATATCAATACTGAAAGAGTATCAGGAGCTGTCAATGCGGATGCGATTTCTGACACAATAGCTACGATTGCAGGAAGCAATGAAGGCGCACTATCTGTCAAAAATTGTGCAAGCATTATGACAAGTTCCAAAGCCGTACTCAAGAGCATAGGGGCATTAGAAAGCAATGCAGAACCCACCTCTTGTATGAGTAATATCGCCGCCTGCATCAATGAAGGCAAGGCAGAAATTATACCCTGAATCAGCTCGGATATTATACCGCTTCCGGAAGATATCAACTTGGGCAGATTGGTAGAAATCGAAGAAATCAGAGAGCCAAGGATCTTTGCGCCCACTTCAAGTGCCTTTGGTGCAACTTCATTCAGCCGCTCGATGAAATCATCCACACCCTCATCGATGAGAGCAAGACCGCCATCATCACCAGAGAATATCAATGCCAATCCATCCATCACTTTGGTGAATGATGGGAAGAATTCGCTCATCATGTTATT